TGATAAAATTGCAAAAATAGGTAATGCGGCTCCGCATATTGTGGCGATGGCTGATACCATGGGCAACATGGACGACACAATTAAAACATTCAACGAATCAGCAAAAGCCATAGACAGTGATTCCATAAGAAGTCACTTCACAGTAATGGCAGAAGGTGTTGATAGATTAAACGAATCTATGGATAACCTTAGCATGGTTGACCTTTTAAAATTAGCCGCAATGAAAGCAGTGACTCCTCAAGCAGAAGAAGAGGACACTGCTAAGCCAACCAAAGTTTCAGAAGCAGAGCAAGAAAGAGCAGAAGCACTACAACGAATAGGTGCTGATCCTAACGACGTTCAAATGCAACTGCCTAACAATGCAGTAGCCAATATGGGACAAGCGGCCAAGCAAAATCCACTGGAAAATGTAAATTACTCCGGTTCATTCAGTGAAATGAAGTTTGCACAAAATGATTCTGAAAATTATAACAAATTCAGAGATCGCAGGAAAGAATTAAAAGAAGAAATAGATGCAGAGTACAGTGCTGAAGGCAGTACAATGACTCGAGGTCAACGAGCAATGCGAATGCAAGAAGCAGAAACACAAGCTCGTGAAGAATTTGCTCCGCAAGCAGTAGCGGCAGGCGCGGCACAATACACTAACACAGACACCGGTGAAAGAATACAATTTGCACAGCCTGCAGGCCCTCAAGGCACAGCGGTAAACAAACCTGAAGAAGTTGCAACTCCTGAACAACAAACAACCGAAAAGAAATCAGCAGATAATAAGATAGAAACTGACACACAAGCAGAATTATTAGCAGAATTGCTTGCTGAAACTAGATCACAAAATAGACTGCTTAAACAGCAAATAAGTACGTCTAAGAATATAGCAGATCAAATTTAATATAAACCACTTGACATGATACGATAAATAGTGTATTATATATAGACACTAGGAATATTATGAGCTGGAGAAAACATTTTACACCATTTGACAATTCGGGTTTACCGTTAAACGTACAATCGCCGAATGAAGCAGGTGGCCCAGGTGCATCGAGCAGTAGATATGCAAGTTGGTTACCTGAAGTATATGCGGGTTCGCCTAACAGGCTTATGCGTTACATACAGTACGATCAAATGGATAGCGATTTAGAAGTAAATGCGGCTTTAGATACTATTGCAGAATTTGGTACTCAAGAAGACGAATTTACAGGTCTTCCTTTTGAGTTTGAGTTTGATAGTACACCTAGTGATACAGAAAATAAAATCTTAGTTCAAACACTTAAAAACTGGTGCAGACTTAATAAAATGCATAAACGTGCATTTAGAATGTTTCGTAGCACATGCAAATACGGTGATCAATTCTTTATTAGAGATCCAGAAACATATGAATTGTTTTGGATTGATCCAGCAAACATCGAAAAAGTAATTGTTAACGAAAGTGAAGGTAAGAAGATTGAAACTTACTTTATTAAAAACTTAGAGCCTAATTTTGCAGAACAAGTTGCAACAGATGTTGCGCCACTACATGCAAGACCATATGGTGCTGGACAAGGACTTACAGGTGTAATGAGTCCGGTAGCAACTACTACTGGCAATTATTTAACAGGCGCTATTGACGGTGTAGATCAAGGCGTTCCTGTAGATGCAAAACATGTTGTACATGTTAGTTTAACAGAAGGCATGGATCATGCATGGCCTTTTGGTGTTAGCATACTTGAGCCTATCTTTAAAGTGTTCAAGCAAAAAGAATTATTAGAAGATTCGATTATCATTTACAGAGTGCATAGAGCACCTGAAAGACGTGTGTTTATGATTGATGTAGGTAATATGCCTCCTCACAAAGCACGTCAGTATCTAGAACAAGTAAAATACGAAGTACAACAAAAACGTGTACCTAACAAGAAGGGCGATGGTAGTAACGTAGCAGATGCCGCTTATAATCCAATGAGCATGCTGGAGGACTACTTCTTTGCACAAACAGCAGATGGTAGAGGTTCAAAAGTAGACACACTACCAGGCGGTGAGAACTTAGGGCAAATAGACGATTTAAGATATTTTAATAACAAACTATTAAGAGGTTTGCGTATTCCAGCAAGTTATTTGCCAACAGGACCAGATGATGGATCAGCACAATATAACGACGGCAAAGTAGGCATTGCGTACATTCAAGAATATAGATTTGCAAGATATGTAGAAAGACTGCAAAAACAAGTACAAGAAGATTTAGATCATGAATTTAAAATGTACCTCAAAAAGAAAGGGGTCGACATAGACAACAGCACGTTTAGACTTAAATTTACTCCACCTATGAACTTTAGCAGTTATAGAGATCTTTCACTAGACAACGAAAGAGCTCAATTGTATGCACAATTAGCACAAGTTCCATATCTGAGTAATCAATTTAAACTTAAAAAATATTTGGGTCTTAGCGACAGCGAAATTAAAGAAAACGAAGCAAAATGGCGTCAAGAAAACGATTACAAGAAATTTGATGATGCTAGTAAGCAGTTAGATCTTAAAAATATTGGTATTAGAGCAGAACCAGATGCTATAGTAGATCCTGAAGCAGATGCTGATTTAAGCGGTTTAGAAGATCCTGTGGCAGGACAAGAAGATATAAATAGTACTGCACCAGGAGCAGAAGCACCTATGCCACCTGAAGGACAAGTATAATGAGATTAGTAGAATTTTATAATCCAGAATTTGACAAGTTTGTTGAAAGACAAAAGGGTGACACACGAAAATCAAAACTTACATTAGAACAATTAAGTAAGTTGCGTAGATACAGAGAAGTTAAAAAAGCAGAACAAATTGAGCAAGACAAGTTTGCTAAAGTAATGTATTCTGCACCTGCACCTGACGCAGGTATGTAAAAAAGATAAATAACATTACAGAAACAGCATTAGTGCCTGTTTTACATCAAAATCACACCATATTAAGCACAAAAACACTCTTTTTACTAAGTAAGTATATCCGTATGCTGATTTAAAGTCAGTGTATGATACTAATTTTATGAATTTAGGAGGCCACAATGTCAGAATCAAGAAGTAAATTAGAAGAAATTCTTGAACTTCTCCTTTCAGAAGATACAGAAAAAGCAGAAGAAATGTTACACGAATATGTTGTTGCAAAAGCAAGAGCAGAATACGAAAGCATTTTAGATGAAGATTCTACTGAAGAAGAGGAAGTTGAAGAAGCAACCGAACAAGAAGAAGAAGCAGTAGAAGAATCAGATGAATCTGAGGAAGAGGCTGTGGAAGAGTCAGAAGAAGAATTTGAAGTTGACGAAGTTGTTGATCAAACAAACGACTTTGAAGATGACATTCTTGCTGACGAAGAAGAAATCGAAGCAGACGAAGTCGGCGAAGAAGAAGACGAAGGCGAAAGCGAAGGCGAAGAAGATTTAGAAGACAAAGTTGACGATTTAGAAAACGAGTTAGACGATCTTAAAGCAGAATTCGAAAAACTTCTAGCAGGCGAAGACGAAATGGAAGATGAAGCAGAAGCAGAAATGGACGCTGAAATGGGCGATGACATGGAAGACGAACTTGATCTTGAGTCTGTTGAATACGATTTAGACGAAGAAGCAGAAGAATCAGACGAAGTTGTTGAAGAAGCAACTAAGTTACAAGACAAAGTTGCTGATCCAAAAGGTGGCGCAGGCGATGCAGAAGGTGAATCACCATTCACTAAAGCACCTAAGCACACTAAAGTTGCAAGTCAAGGCTCACCTGTAAAAGGTAAAGATGGCGGCGACGGCAACAAAGGTGATTCAGCAAAAGATCACACACCTACAGACAACATTAAAGTAGAACCTAAAAAGGCGTAAGTCTTTTTACTGTAGGGGTAACGAATTATGATGACTAGAAAACTTTACGAGTACATGAGTCCAGAGCAATCTGGGGTTAAAATCATGGAATCAGAAGATGGTAAAGATCTTTTTATGGCAGGTCTTTTCATTCAAGGTGATGTAAAAAACCAAAATGGTAGAGTATATCCCAAAGATGAAATACAAAAAGCCGTAGAAAGTGTTAGATCTAGGTTATCAAAAGGCGAAACTGTAATGGGTGAGTTAGATCATCCAGAAGAATTGCAGATTAACTTAGACCGTGTTAGTCACATCATTACAGATATGCACTGTGATGAGTCTAACGGTTTAGGAAAACTTAAAATTATAGATACACCTATGGGTAATATTGCGAGAGCACTATTAAAAGCAGGTGCGAAACTGGGCGTTTCAAGTAGAGGAAGCGGTAATGTTAACGAATCAGGCAAAGTTTCTGATTTTGATATTGTTACC